CTAACTGTTGGTAAAGCATAATTTATAGCACTTGGTCTAGAGCTAATATAATCATTGTATAATATATTATCTTGCGCTAAACTTTTTGCAAACATTGTATGATATAATTGAGAATTAACTAGTTGCTTAGCAAATGAAAATTCGCTAAAATAGTTTAATACTTTATCAACAATAAAGTATTTTGTAGGATTATTAGATAAGTCATAAACAGAGTCGGAATTTAAGGGTAGTTTATATGCTTCATCTATGTTATCATATAGCTTATGCCGTAATTTATCTCTATCAATTCGCTCTTCGTTTTTATATTGATCATATTCGTAGGCGTATTTTTGCTGATTTAGTAACTCATTATCAGTTAATTCAATGTCATTATTTGAGCTATCGCGGGCATTACGTGTCTTGGATCTTAAATCTTTAGAGTCGGGGTCAAGACCGAAAACTTGTAATAATAGCGTAGATATAATTGTCATCATAATAATAGGTATAAAAACAATAATCCATGCAATAACAACAAATCCTAGATCGCATAATATATTAATTATTAAAGTAAATATTAGCATAAATATGAATTTTAAAAAAGCCTCGTTAATTTTATTGCTATAAATATCTATAAATATTTGAATTAATGAAAATCCTATATATATTAAAGCAGGGGCACAAATGCTTGATAAAAACATTAATATTATATTATATATTATATTATATAATATAACTATTGTATTAATTAGTTATTGGTTTTTTGTAATAGTTGAATAATTGAATTATTCTTCTCATTCATAATTTTATAAACTTCTAATTGCGACTCTAAACCACTAATAATCTTATCTTTATCTTCTAACATTTTTGCAAAATGCTGTAATTGTTCTTGTTGCTTTTGAATTATTTGAACTATTTGATCATTGTTTAACACAATTTGTTGCCCGTTTTGATTTAACACAATTTGACCTTGTGAGCCGTTTTGTTGCGCAGACATACTTTTACGCTCTTCCTCAATTTCTTTAATTTGCTTTAATACGTCGGGTTTATTTGACGGGTCACCTGGTTGATAATTTTGTAATAGTCCATCTATTTTCTCCATATAAAATTGTCGCATGTCAACGTCTTTAACAAATTCATCCACGGTTCTTGGTGATGTTTTTTGATAATCGTTTTCTCCTTGTTCTAATAATTTTTTCTTATCAAATGTGTTGTGAATGTGCGAAAATACTAAAATGGTTTTCTTTGGCTCTAATTGAACAAAAGGAACACTATAATTCTTCAAAAATGCTTTTTCTTCTGCTAAAGCAGCGTGGTCTTCATATCTGTGGTCTTTTAATAATTCACGCTTGAAAGCAAATGTCCCAGCTGTTGCATGATTTGGACCATAAGGACCAAATTGAAACATTTTTTGAATGTGCTTAAACCAAATATAGATTTCGCTAGCACCTGCACATAGCGCAGAGGGGTGTGTCATTAACATATTTACTGCGTGAGAAACACGCTCAGGAGGATAATAATCATCGTCATCCATATATACAATTATATCGCCTTTAGACTTATCGTGCATAATATTTCTTTTTTTACCTAAAGGCATTTTTTCGTCATATTCATAATATTTCACTTGCGGAATACCTTCCACTAGATCCTTAATTTTATCTGTTCCGTCATCAATAATAATCCACTCCATTTTATCTTTTGGATAATTTTGATGCATAAAACATTTAATAGTATACTCCCAAAAAGGACGCCTATTAAATGTAGGAGTACATATGCTTACAAATGGAAGTTCCTTTTTTTCTCCTGCTTTTTTCTTTCCCATCTTAATAATATAATTATAATATTAACTATTTATATTTATATTATTATTTAATATATTAAATTTTGTTTTGCTTTATTTTGCTTTTCTAATTAACGTATATAAAATAATAAAAGCCATTAAGGCGCCTAATATTCCAGTTGTTGCAGAATTCATTCTATTAATGGATGCGACTAATACTGTTACACAAAACAAAATTGTTAATAAATTGCCGTGACTTTTAATAATATCTAAAAATTCTACACTATTAGATAATGGTATATAAACCATATTAAATAATAAAGATAATACCATATAAATGAATGCAATAGCAGATCCAAACACACCTAAACACAATGATAACATTGCCACAATTATTAATGGAATTAGTAATAATATATCAATTATTATAAATAGTATTCTTGTAGCTAATGGTCGCTTTTTATCAGTGAGAGAATAAAACATTTTTCTAATATTGACCATTTTATAATAATTACGAGGAATATTGCATTGTATATAGTATTTTTCAAATACTAGCGAAGGATACCACCATAATACAAGCATTGTAGCCATACAACTTATAGAAAACGTGAATGATGATAACATTATTAAAAAATATAATATGTAACCATTTGCTCCGTTTAATGCTCTTATACCTGTATAGTTAGCAATAATATTGAACAATATTCCTGTTAAAAACAGAAACATAATATTGCTTGCTACTGCATTATGTTTTACAACTTGTTGATATTTTATAGAACATTTTTTCAATATATAGGAAAGAAGTAATCTAGTCAAAAGTGCCGTATACAGAAAAAATAGCGCAAAAGCTCTAAATGGTATTCTTATTAATTCTAACTTAACATTGTCGTTAGCATAATCTAGTAAATTATACGGAAAAGGTTTAGTTTTTTTACTTTCAACCTCGTGTAGAGTTATACATTTTGTTCCATTTGCAGTATATTCTGCATATGTACTTATAAAACCAGTCTTTTCTGGTCCGCCACCAGTTAATCCGCCTTCGCCTTCGCCAGTGGATTTATTACATTCTTGATATGGATAATTGCATACTACAGTAGGAAACATATAGTCAATAACGCTCAATCTTTTCCTATTTGCGCAAGAGGATTTATAATAAATACAGTCTTTGCATTCGCCATATTTTAAGAAAAATTCATAACACCCACCAACAATTGCAGTTATAATTAGTATAAGAGCACTAACAATAATTATAGTAATAAAATCGGATATTACTAAAGTTCTTTTTCTAATTGGTGCCGAATGACATATTGAGCGCTGATTTTCTCCGCTTGCGTCTGTTAAATCTATACCCATATCATAAAATTTTCCTGGAATTTTATTTCTGCCTTTAGCTTCTAACATACTATCACACGTGTCATTTGAGGTATCAACCACACAACAGCCACTAGGCGATTCATCTTTATTTTCTGTAAATTTAAATGCAGGAGCATTACATTTAGGAAGTGATATAGTTCGATCTATAACATAAAAACTGTTTGGAAAGTTGTTACATATATCTGTTTTTGCAGGACATGTTCCTTGTGTTTTTTTTAACTTACCAAATATAGAATCGCCTGAATATATTGGATATTCAAATAAAGTCATAATTTAATATGTTATAATAATATAACATATTATAATATTTAGAAAATATTTAAACACAATTCAAATTAAATAATTAGTAAATAAATAGTGTTAGCATGGGTGATAATATTTATATGTATAAATTTGATAGTATGGATAAATATCTCGATTTTAGAGATGTATTAATTCTTCCTAAAAAATCGAAATTAAACAGTAGAAAAGATGTTGTTTTGGAAAGAACAATTGTTTTTCAAAATGGAGTAACGTGGACGGGAATACCTATTGTTGCTGCAAATATGACAACTATTGGAACATTGGAATTATATAAAGTATTAAGCACTTATAAAATTATTACTGCGCTTCATAAGTTTCATAAGTTACAAGATTTGCTAGATTATAATAAAGAAAATAGCGATTTCAAATTAAATCCTGATTATTTTATGATTTCAACGGGAATAGGCGATGACGATTATAAAAATTTAACATTTATTTTAGATAATTTTGAGTGTAAATTCATTTGTGTTGACATAGCAAATGGTTACATTTCTAAATTTAATGATTTTTGTAAAACATTAAGAGCTGAATATCCTGAAAAGATTATTTTGGCGGGTAATGTATGCACAAGTGAGGGAGTAGACTTATTAAATGCATTAGAAATTGATATTGTTAAAGTAGGTATTGGCGGAGGGAGTGCGTGTACTACGCGAATTCAAACAGGAATAGGAATGCCACAGTTTAGTTGTATTTTAGAATGTGTACAAGAGTGTAAAGAATATAATCGCATTAATTTTGACATATCCTATGAATATGATCAAGATAAACATAACAAGTCTTTTATTTTAAGTGATGGCGGCATTACTTGTCCGGGTGATTTGGCAAAAGCATTTGGAGCTGGTGCAGATTTTGTAATGATTGGCGGAGCATTTGCAGGGCATGATGAAAATCCGGGACAAATTGTATGCGATGAAAAAACAGGAGCTAAACATAAATTGTTTTATGGAATGAGCTCGACTTATGCAATGAAAAACAATTATGCAGCAAATAATAATAGTGATTATAGGAGCTCTGAAGGGCGAGAACTCAAGGTTGCTTATAAAGGCTCACTAAAATGCAGTGTTGAAAATTATTTAGGAGGATTAAGAAGTGCATGCACTTATACAAATAGTGCCAATTTAGAAGAATTGGCTCTTAATGCCAAATTTATTATTGTTAATAATCAATATAATTCACATTTATTATGAGAAAAAAATTGAAATTTAATACTTAATTACTCAATAACTAAGTATTAGATTATATAATAAATATTATGACCACTATTATACCTGAGAATATGAATACAACTGTATTTAACTGTGCTGACTATTTAATAATATTAGAAAATATTATTAAAGAAATTATAACACGACCTGAAAAGGATGTATTAACATATGATATTTTAGATACAGAAAAAACAAAACAAAATAAATTGTTGGTATTAAAAGAAAAACAAAGGCAAATGAAGGTTGGAGAGATTTGGCAAGAAGTTTTGGGAACTTTTGATGGATTTATTAATTTAAAAATAGGACATAAAACCGGCCTAGATATTTTATCTCATACTAAAAAAATTGCAATAGAACTTAAAAATAGAACAAATACTGATAATGCATCATCAAAAAAATCTAATCTTGATAAATTGGCAGAATTTAAAAAAAAAAATCCAACATATACTTGTATTTATGCAAATATTAATGCCGACACTGAGAAAAAAACATTAAATGGATCTATAAAAAAAATATTACACAATGGACAGGAATTAGAACATCATATTGGATATGATTTCCTACGTTTTATTTTAGATACTAATACTGATGAAATAATACAATTTGTCAAAAATACTATTGATAAATATACATAAGATTGTTATTTAATAATTTTATTAATGATTCGCCCATATTTTTTGCTAATTCAACCGGCACAGCATTTCCGATTTGTTTATATTGAGAATTTAAAGCACCAATAAATTCATAACTATCATCAAATGTTTGAATTCTTGCATATTCTCGTAGCGTTAATGGTCTTTCTTCTAATGGATGGCATCGCTCTGTTTGTTTTTGCGATGGACTACATAATAATGTTAATGATGGTTTTTCCATAGATAAACGATATAATATTCCTCTTTTTCCACCGCCTGAATTATAACTATTTCCTAAATATTCTTTTTGTAAATTATCTGGTAAATTAACCCAACACCCTCCTTGTGGTATCATTTTAAATAACCTTATTTTGTCTTCATTATATTTTGCTCCATTTGAAGCTGGAACATTATATAAAACATCTTTTAATAATTTTTTTGTTGGATTTTCATTTGGGAACTCAAATGTATGATTTATAGTTTTTAACACACCTACAATAAACACTCTTTCTCTTTTTTGTGGAACATTGTATTTAGAAGCATCCAAACATTTATAGCTAATATTATAAAGTTTATTATTATTTAATGTCTCTAATATTTTTTCTATAGTTTTACCATCATCGTGTGTTAATAAACCTTTAACATTTTCTATCATAAATATTTTTGGTTTTACTAAATTCAATATTTCAATAAACTTCATTATTAAATCACCTCGCGGGTCATCAAGTCCTTTTCTTAATCCTGCTTGTGAAAATGATTGACAAGGCACACCACCTGTTAATAAATCTACTTTATTAACATATTGCGAATAATCTATTTTGTCCATAGAACCACACACAACATTTGCATGTGGATGATTATGTTTTAATGTTTTACAACAATCACTATTATTATCATTTAACAAAATAGGCGTAAATCCTGCTTTAATTAATCCAGCGCTTAAACCGCCCCCACCAGCACATACTTCAATAAAATTGTATGTGCTAGTGTTAAGTTTATTATCACTATTTAAATTTAAAACTTGTGTGCTTTGAGATTGTAATTGTATTTCAGTGTTATGTTCGGTTTTTTGTTTTAAATTAATAAGTTGAATTAAATCATTTTTGGTTTTAGATTTGCACTTCATAATACCGAGCTCTTCGCATTTTATTAATAGTTCATATTTTAAAAGTTTAGTCAAATCCATTTTTTCAAATAAATATAATATATTAATATATATTATATGAATTAGGTTTTAATTCAATTTTGTAAATTATTTGATATAACAATAGCGTTATAACAATAGCGTTATAACAATGATGCTAATTTAGAAGCATTGGCTCTTAATACCAAATTATTTATTGTTAATAAATAATATAAATAATATAAATAATATAATTCACATTTATTATAATTATAACAATACCTATTTTATAAATAATATTAGTATATTATAGTATATACTAATATTATTATGAAAATTAGTAATAAATATAGAAATTTATTTAAAATGGTTTTGCTATTATTTATAATAGTGTCATCTACTTATGTATTATTTGTGACAACTAGTGAAAATAACACTAAAACACTAGAAACCCTAGCTAATAATAAAAAAGATTGTTCTAATTGCACAATGAAACCAGACTCTGGAAATTGTGTTCCAATATATGATATAAGTTACAGTTATAAACCAATTCCTAATAGTATAAATAAATATAGATTAGACATTTGTAATATTATTACATCTAATGTTTTTTGTCAATGGGAGTCGCAATGTACGTTTGACAATATAGCATCACAAAATGATCGTGGTCTGCTAGCAAACAGTAGTATTAATCAAAGTATTTATGATATTACTTGTTGTTCAGGAAGTCCATTTTACAATAATAATGCTATAAATTTTAATTATAGTGTTGTTAAAGACAATACTAGCAATATAACAGATTGCACCAACATAAAAAATATTATTAAGCAAGGTATTAGCGGATCTATAGACCTAAGTTATGATCAGCTAATTTTCAATAAAACTAATAACATATGTAATACTTTAGAACCAACAGGACGACTATTTAATAAAAGAGGTATGTTATTTTCTAAAAGTGAAAAAAAAACCAATATTTTTAGTGATCCAAAAACTATGCCTAATGACATATTAATTTTTATTTCAAGGAGTAATATTAGAAATGAAATTAATGCAATTAATAGTGGGTCGCGAGCTCCTAATATAAAGCCTATGTCGCTTAATGGGTTTAACGAAGCCACCTTAAATAATAATATAGCACAACTTACACAATTGAACGATTCTTTAGTCTTAAAAACGAAAACTGAGAATTTACAAAGACAATTAAAAAGATCCGATCTAACGTCGGCGCAAACAGCTAGTTTTAACGCTATATTGAATAGTCTGCAAACCGTTTATCGTGTTGCTCTTCCTAATGTCTTATTACAAGAAAGTAAGAATTATAGCTATAGACTATTAAATAATAACAATAGTCCTTTTAATTTAGTAAACCCTAATCAATATTTATTGAATTCCGACCAATTTTTTAATTGTATGGGTCAAATAAAACAGGACATTAGTGGTTCATTTACTAGCGCACAATTAACCGATTTTAGTAACAATGATTATTTTGGAACAGCAGGACGACCACTAGAGCAAGGAGGTCTAGGACAAGCCTCTTATAGTGCATTAGGTTCTATACCAGCTAACTCGTATCCAAGTAATACTGATTTGGAAATGGAATTGAAAAGATTAGAAACAATTCCTTCGTCTGGAAATGCACCAGTGACTGTTATAAACACTTATTTAAATGCTATAAATGGTTTCTACGAAAAACAAATAGCTAATTCAACAGGACCACGAGAGCATAGTTATAACCAACAATTAGTATTTGATAATAATAGCCTCGAAACAAAGCAATCTACTTTTTTCACCTATAATAAAGATGAAAATAATGTTTATGATTGTAGTCCAAGTATTACAGGTAATGCTAAATTTGACTATTGCGGTCCTCAAGCATATTATGAGACCCCGACGTTTTAATATTTCTTCAATCTCTTCAATATTTTTATACTAATTTTAAATTATAAAAATATTCCTAAATAGTTTTATTTTGTATAAGTGTGAAATATTAGTGCAGCTGTTCCACCTAATAATTGTGCAATTACAAAAGCAACAAATTTAGCTATGTCGATTTTATTAGATAATAACATCATAAAACTTACAGCAGGATTAAAATGGCCTCCTGACACTTTACCTCCGAAATAAATAACGGCTGCGAGCGTTAAACCAATAGCTAGCGCGTCGCCTGTTTTTAATATTACTCCTAAGAAAATAAAAGTCCCTATAAATTCCGTAAATAATTGCAAAAGCATGGTTTATATATTATATAAAAATATATTAAAAAATATATACTTTATTATATTTACCGCTATTTTTCCTAAAAATATTTTATTATATTTACCAATATTTACCAATATTTTTCCTAAAAATATTTAAAAATAGTTACCACAAATATACGTGGCTTAATATTTTCGCATTATAATAACCTTGTGATTTCTTTTTTTCTAAAGCAATAGCTGTTCCGCGTTTTTTTGTTCCAGAATGCCTATTAAAATAGTTTTGCATACGCTTGCGATTATTATGATTTTTATGCGAATATAATTTTAGCGGAGTTCTATCTTTATATTGCTCATAATCCGAAGCACCAAAATGTATTTTTCGTATTTTGTGCGTTGATTTATTTTGAACATATGCTGTGTACTTTTTGCCACTTATTTTACTTTTTTCAAATTTTATTAGTCTTTCTTTCATATATATAATAAATATATATAAAAGCCAATTATATAAAATATATTTATAGGCCTATTTTATAAACAACGGCTGCTATGCCTATGAATATACCTATAAAATATTTACCTAGGCGCCTTAGTAAGAAAGATAGAAAAAAACAACTTAGACAACTTAAAATATCTAGAAACGCATATAAGAAACATATTTATATTACACGAAAAAAGGTAAAATCATATAAGTCGAAAAAATCGCAACATTTATTAAAAGCGCAAAAAATATATAAATTAGCTACTATTAGTGTAAATGCAAATCTCTCTAAAAAAACTGGGTGTTCTATAAATTCGTTGCGCAAAATCGTAAATAAGGGGCGCGGAGCCTATTTTTCATCCGGATCTAGACCTAACCAAACTGCAGAAAGCTGGGGATTAGCTCGACTAGCTAGCTCAATAACTGGCGGAAAAGCGGCAGCAGTTGATTATAGCATATTAGAGCAAGGTTGCTCAACCAACTCTAAGGCATTAAAATTAGCGCGCCAAGCCAAGAAAAAACACGGGCACGGAACACGACGAGTGGCTAAAGCTAACTAGCTAGCAAACATTAGTCCCGCTAATCCATTTTGAAATACTAATACGTTATATTTCTCTTCAATAACATATAAATTGTAATAATATTTATAAATATTTGTGGGGTCTTTTGATGTTCCAATTACTACTCCAGTATCCGGATCACATAGCGTTGTAAAAATAGCACTTGGATCTAGTGGTGGATTACTATAATTATTGTATTCAAATTCGATTGTTTTGAAAAAATTGGTATTTAATGCACCATTAGGTTGTTGCTTAAATGGATCGGTTGTTAATCCAAAATTATAACTATATAAACCCACTTTAGAACATATTCCATTAGATTTGCTATATTTTTCTAATTTACTAAATATTGCGCTGTCAAAATCCGTTTCTCTGTATTTACCATCAAAAATTAGCGCAAAATTTTTCATTATTTCGCATTGATTGGTTTGGTCATTTAGCGACGGACTATTACCTGTAATATAAATATTTTTAGAAATGTCGCCAACAGCATAACTAAATTGCGGATTATAATATTTAAAGTTTTGAGCAATAGCAAATTTTTGCAAATCATTTGGAATTTTATTTTCATATACCCAGTTTGTATAATTAGACCATTCATTGCGAGTAGCAACATCGCTCCTTTGAAAATACCACATCCAGTTTTTAATTAATCCGTTGGACTCTAACTTAATTTTATTAGACTTAATAACTCGTTCAAACTTATATTCATAAATCTCTCGTATTAAATAATTTTGAGTATTTTTTGCAAAATATGTTCGCTCTTCTTCAGCTAAAAAGCATTGCGTACATATTAAATGAATAGAGCTGTTAATTTTAGTCGGTAAGTCTCTATAGCTATCGACGGTTGGCTGCAAATCACTTACTGGAGGAGGATTAATAAATCTTTTAAATTGGTATTCGATTATATTTTGATTAGGCTGTATTTGAGGAAAATTGTTATATGGTATAGGATTTACTGCATTATTATATAATACATCTTTAATTGTAAATAGCTCCATTAAAGGTCGCAATGTAAAATTAATAACTAATTCGCTATATTGTAAGCAAATTAGCGGAAATGCCATAATTGAATTCATAGAAAACCACGAATTTATTGGTATATATAAATTATATTCGTTGATCGAGGGCTCAATCCCGCTTATATCAGAAAACGCGTTTTTATATACACTTGGATAGTTATTATTTCTATTATTATAATTTGCTGGGTCATTTAATTCGCTAATATTACCCGTCATAATATCAAATAAAGCTTTCTTATGTGCATCAAAATCACGCTCTACAATATTTTGCAAATAATGACCGCTGAATTTTTGTATAGTTGCACCATTTACAGTTATATTGACCGACTCAATAATTTGACATCCAATGTTTTTAATCCATTTAAATTCATAAGGCCTATAGTCATTAGCATTATATTTTAACAATGGGCTCCATATTTTTGGTAATTTTACAACTAAATAGGTGTCCATTAATAAATCGCCATAACGCTGCATTTTAAAACTATAACTGGACTTCTTGGTTACATCTAATTCCATTTGTCCGGTTTGGTCAATTCTAAATTTTTGCAGCCCAAAATTGGTATACTTATAATATGTGGACTTGAAAAAACTTTTTGTAGGATTGCCTGTTAAAATAATATTTTGATTTCCTAGCGCTATTAAATTTAATAGTCCTCCTGCCATATTATATTATTATTATAATAATTAATAATATATTATATTATTTATGTTATAATAACTATTTTTAATTAAATTTAACATATTATAATATTTTATAATAATAATAATATTTTATAATAATAATAAATAGTATAACATACTATATGTCTAGTCCTACTACTTCATTAAAAATGCCAAATATTAGTAGTGGTCAATATTTCTATATAACATTGTCAATAATAATATTTATAGTATTACTTTTATTTAGCTGGGTCGCTAATAGATTAAGTTTAAAAACCAGAAGTTGCAATAAGTTAAATATATATTGGCCATCATTAACAAATACTACCTATTTTCTCAACCCCACTACTCAGACGACTGGGGCTATTGTAAAACAAAATAGCGGGTTTGGGATCGATACTTCAAATAATAAATTAATAAATTATCACGTTAAAAGTGCTTATAATTGTTGCTGTGGCGATGGCTACAAAAATAACTTTGTTGCGCTTTGTGCTTTAGAAAAGTGTATTGCAAATGGGTGCAGATTTTTAGATTTTGAGATTTATTCATATAATAATGTGCCTATTGTTGCAGCGTCAACCGCTAACAGTAATTATATTAAAGAAACTTATAATTCACTATTATTAGAAGAAGTATTACTCACTATTAAAGAAAAGGCTTTCAATCTTACTTCTACTAATTGCGCAAATGATCCATTAATATTAAATTTTAGAGTTATGAGCACTAACTTGGTTATGCTTAAAAAAATGGGTGATATAATCGAAAATTATTTAGGCGACGGTGACGGGGTTTTTGCAATTGAAACCAGAAAAGAAGAGACTTTAATATTTGCGCAAATGGAAGAATTGTATAGAAAAGTTATTATAATTTGTGAATTTAACCCATTACCTAGTATTATTGATACTAATGCCGATTTAAGTAAATTGAAAGACTACGTTAATTTGAAAGCCAAAGGATTAAATTGCAATACATTTAGATATAATCAAGTTGCTTCTAAAAAAGGTTCCGTTTCATTTATGGAGTCTACAAAAACAAAATATACCATTGTATTACCAAATTTAGATAATTCAATAATAAACTTTGATCCTGCGCTATCTTTTGATACTGGATGTCAGGCTATATGTATGAAACACCAGAATATGGATAATAACTTACTGGGATATAATGCGTTATTTAAAGCAAAGCAAAACTATTCGTGGTTTAAAAAATCAAGAACAGAGTTATTAAATATAGACATACCAACTGTTCCCGACACAACTGGATTAGGTGTTAATTTTGGTATTTAGCGCGCTATTTTTGATTATATTATGTTATACATATTATGTTATACATATTATGTTATACATATTATGTTATACATTATATTAGATTATATTAGATTATATAACATTATAATAACATATTATTATAATATTACTAGTATATAATATATAATTATGAAAGAAACATTTGAAGAAAAAGAATTACAAATATTGAGAAAGGCAATAGATAATGCTACTTCAATTAGTGGTCGAAAACTTGTTCAGTCGGATGCAATTAAAAAAATAATAGAAATTTTAGAAAATTTCTTAAGAACCCATAAAACTCTATGTTATGGCGGAACAGCCATTAATAACATATTACCAGAGCAATATAGATTTTACAACAAAGATATTGAAATACCAGATTATGATTTCTTTTCACCGTTAGCTATGGAATATGCGAGAGATTTAGCAAATATTTATTATAAAGCTGGCTACGAAGAAGTTGAAGCAAAGTCAGGTGTGCATACAGGAACATATAAAGTATATGTAAATTTTATTCCAATAGCAGACATCACGTATATGGAACACAGTTTATTTAACAATATATACCAAAAAGCAATAAAGATTAATGCTATAACTTATTGTCCGCCTAATTTTTTACGAATGGCTATGTACCAAGAGCTCTCTCGCCCTATGGGTGACGTTTCGCGATGGGAGAAAGTTCTTAAACGTATTATATTATTAAATAAGCATTTTCCGTTACGCGGACAATCTTGTAAAAATCTTGATTTTCAAAGGCACTATGAAGGTAATGACAACAAACAAGGAGAGATTTATGAGATTACTAAGGATTGCTTTGTAAATCAAGGACTTGTTTTTTTTGGCGGTTTTGCTAGTGCTTTATATAGTAAACATATGCCATATAAAGAACGCATACAAATTTCTAAAATTCCGGATTTTGATGTTTTAAGCGATAATCCAGAGGCAAGTGCTAGAATATTAAAAGAGCAATTGAATTATGAGGGTTTTAAAAATGTTACAATTAATAAAAAACAGCCAATAGGTGAATATGTAGCCGTTCATTATGAAATTGTAGTAAATAAAGATGTAATTGCATTTATTTATAAATCAACTGCGTGTCATAACTACAATGTTATAGTCATTAACGGTCAAAAAATAAAAGTAGCAACAATAGATACAATACTGAGTTTCTATTTAATATTTATATACGCAAATAGGCCGTATTATGATGAAAATAGATTATTATGTATTGCTGAATATTTATTCAAAGTTCAACTAAATAATCGCCTGCAACAAAAAGGGTTATTGCGCAGATTTAGTGTTTTATGTTACGGTAAGCAACAAACATTGGAAGATATGAGAGAAGAGAAGTCTAAGATTTATTCGCAAGTTAAAGAAAATATAATCTCTCGAGAGTCTAAGTTATATAATTTGAATTTCTTTAGATATATACCAAAAGAAGTATTTGATACTTCAAATAATAAGCTAGAAAAATCTAGATCATTAAAGAAGACTAAAACTAAGTCTAAGAGACGACCTACAAAGTCTAAGAGACGACCTACTAAGTCCAAGAGACGACCTACTAAGTCTAAGAGACGACCTACTAAGTCTAAGAGACGACCTACTAAGTCCAAGAGACGACCTACTAAGTCTAAGAGACGACCTAAGTCTAAGAAAAATAAGAAAAAATATAATATAGCTTATTATTAAATTATTAATACTTCAAGACTCTCAATTTCAATGTTTTAATTTTAGAATTATTATAAATTTTAGCAGTTGCACTAGTTTCTTTTCGCTTGTTGAAACTAGCTTCTTTTCGCTTGTTGAAACTAGCTTCTTTTCGCTTGTTGAAACTAGCTTCAACAACTTTAAAAAATGGATCTAACAGCTCTCCATTATTTATTTCGGGATGCCCTTGAAAACCATAAAAAGGATAGCTATTATGTTTTACTATATCAATAAACCCCTTATTATTTTTATCCAAGCTAGTAGCCATTATTTTATAATCACCTATGTTAGTTTTAGGGTCTACTGCTAACAAATTATTATGTATTATTTTCTTGGTCTTATGCAAACGCTTGATCTTATATTTTTTACTAAATAGCGGAGCCTTATAATTCTTATAACACTTTACGTTTATAAATGTTTTCTTTATATGGTTTTTAGTTATATTATAATTGCGTTCTATTAAAATCATATTTTCGTAACCATTACAAATTCCTAAAATGGGGAATGGTCGTGTTACTGAGTTTATATGTTGCGCTCGTAATACTAAAAATTTTTGGATTTTGAAATAAGCTTTATAGAATTTATTATTATAAAAGTTACCTGCTTGACCTCCTGGAAATATTAAACCGTCTAAATTATTAAGTAAGTCATTTAATTTTGATTTATTAATAGTATATTGAATAATTATGTAATTTATATTTTTCTTTGTTAATAGTCTTAGCAAATTTTTATCTAAAATAAGCTCTTGTGAATTTTTATTGGTTAAATTTATATAAGGTGTTGCTAATATACCTAATGTAGGCATAGCTAATGTAGGCATAGCTTCTAACATATTATTTTATTATTTATATACATAACTATAAATAATAAACACTATAATAAAACAATATAAAACAAGTGCTATGCTCTGCATTTAACCAATTCGAGGGAAGCCGACCAAGTTAGCACCAATACCGAAACCGGCACCGCTTCTAGCACTTACTCCCATGCTAGGAATAAATGTGTCTAGTATAGAGAATGTCGCGGCAGCCATTAAAGCAATGATGGCAATTTCTTCCATTTTTAATGGTTTTTGCGGAATAACAAATGCAACAATCGCAACCATCAAACCTTCTACTAAATATTTAATAGCTCTTTTCACTATTTCTCCCATATTGAAATTCATTTTTGTTTATATTATTAAATAAGAAAAAAATATAATTTTTACTTAATTATTTTATATAATTAAAATTTTCACTAAATAGTTTAATACAAATTTTCACTAAATAGTTTAATAAAAATATATTAATAATAAAAATATATTAATAATAAAAATATATTAATAATAAAAATATATTAATAAAATAAATACTTAAAATTATATTAATATAACATTTATATAATATATGTCAACCAAAAAATCTTCTAAATCTAAATTAGTGGACAAGTCTGATTCTAAAGAATATGTTGATTTATTAGACGAGGACAAACCTATGAGTGGGCAAAAATATGTGTGCTTAAGTTTTATATCACCAGAAGACCACATAAAAAATAAAAATCTATTTTATTTTGAGAAGTTCTTAGCTAATTTTGAGTTTAGAAAAACATTTGAAAAATACACACAATTCTTAAATTTTTTATCTTATAAATACAATTTGGATTTTAATAAACTCACTAAAGATATGGAGGAATTTGTTGAAGAAGAAAAAGACAAGCTATTTTTAACAAGTCTTGACGATGAATATAAATCATTTTTAGATATTAAAGAAGAAGACTTGCAAAAAGAATATAATAACACGCATCAATACCAAACCAATACACGAGGTATTAAAGTGCGTGGTGTATTTGGTTCTCAAGAAGAGGCAGAATTACGGTGCAAATTTTTGAGAGATGCCGACCCTAATCACGACGTATATGTTGGAGGAGTTGGAATATGGATGCCTTTCCACCCTGAAGCGTATAAAACCGGTCGTGTTGAATATTTGGAGAAAGATCTAAATGAACTAATGGCGCAAAAAAAGAAAAATGATGAAATTTCTAAAGAACAATTTAAAGAGCGCGTAAAAGAAAGCAAGAAAAAGGCTATTCAGGAAAATATTGCTAAAGCTCAAAAAGAAGGAAATAAATTAATGCAAACTATTGACGAAGAAGGAAACCTTATAAATGCGGATAGAATGGATATTCCTGGAAAGAATTTACTGTTTGGAGATGGAGATGGTGATGATGTGTCGACTGCTGATTTACGTAAAGAATTATTCGAGGCACAAGACGTTATTGTTGGAAAACAGGAAAATAATGACCACGGGCTTTCGCAAATCTTAGAGCGACAAAAAGAACTAGCTGCTAAAACAGAAGATGAACAAGAATGATAACACACTATTCTTAATTTAACATATTTTAACCTCCTAAAATATGTTATAAATATAAAATAAAATAAAATAAAATAAAAAAATGCAAAGCTTAGGATTCTTCTAATGCTTCTTCTAGTGCTTCTATTCTTTGTGTTATATTTTTAAGCATTGCATTTTGCTCTTGTAAAGATTTGATTAGTAATGCATCAAAACTGCTATAATTAACAGCCTTATACTTAATCAATCTTCCTTCTTCAACATCTTTTGGACTTGGTTCAATTTCTGTTACCAAATTAGGAAACACACCTTCTAATTCTTGCGCTAATACACCAATATATTTAGTAGAGTTTGAACCTTTCAAGTTATAATTGACAACTCTAACTTTTAGTAAATCTTCTAATTTAGGACCACTAGTTACTATATTTTCTTTTAATCTGCTATCACTTAATGACCTATATGAATTATTTCTATTTGTAATATTACCGTTTCCAAGAATTTGAACCTTTAAAAATCGTGTCGACGTAACATCACTATAATATTCTTTCATAATTGCACTACTTAGTGCCGATTCAAATACTTTATAACTATAACCATTGCTCGAATAGCTATGATTTCTTGATATATCCAAAGAATTAAAAGCAGCATTACCTATTACTATTAAGTTACCGCTTATTGTTGTCATTGGACTATTCAATGCTAATGTTTTGTTTATCCCATATACGCTGTTAAAATTAGGATTGCTTTGGATTAATGTTGTTCCGTCTCCTGATAAGGCATTTAATCCTGCTTTAAAAGATGCCACTTTACCATTAAAAGTATTACCTATTTGTGTCCAAAAATTATTAACATACTTATATACATTAACATAACCCCTATTTGAACTAGTATCAGTTGTTCCAACAGAAATGATAGTTCCGTCATTTGAAATATTCACACTAGAACCAAACTCATTAGCACCAGATATTCCTACTAGCGTTTGACCTAATTGGGTCCAAGTTGTTCCTCCCTGATGTCCATATACATAGGCTCCACCTACATTAATTGATCGAGCTTTATAATACATATAAATTGCTGCATATTGACCAGTAGAAGGAAGATCATTCCACTGTCCTGCAGCAGTCCAAAAGTGTATAGCATTTTCTGACAAGTTATCGGGTTGACCACTACCAAAATTTTGATAATTCCATACCTCTCCTGTAACCCATTCCCAGTCGGCTGCTGTCTTCCCAGTATTAGTTAAAGGACTAGCTACTAAAGAAGAACGCCTTCTTCCTCCCAACCAAGCCCATTCATTCAAGTTTGGTCTTACTGCATTAGCTACTGCATTTTGTTGAGGATTTGAAATTACAGCTAAATCACGACCAAAAACTGTTAAAGCATTATTTCTATGATTTTGCCAGGTCATTAGAGACGAATTATATTCATAAATAGGGGTTATTAAATACTCATTAGGAATACTATTTCCAGGCGCACCAATAATAATAGTATTTCCATTAGCAGATAATTTAATAGATCTTACAAAAAAAGAACCACTTATATCAGATCCTCGAATAATACCTTTAGAGGTCCAAAATGTTCCTAACCAAGCAAATGTTGTAACATTGGAAGTTGTAATGTAGCGGATTACTACAATACCGGAGCCACCTGCGCCAGACGGTTGGCCATATCCTTCATCGTTTCCTCCACCGCCTCCACCTGTATTGGGTACAGCATTTGTATATAGTTGAAAGTCTCTCGTGGCAAAGGTACCATTTCCACCCCCATATATTCCATTTGCAACTCGATAAGTTCCTCCATATGCTACACCTCCTATACCACCACTAGTAGCACCTCCACCTCCGCCTCCCGCATAATATCTTAATGTACCAGTTATATTACTAGTAATTCCTATTCCTCCCGTTGAAACAGAACCAACACCACCAACCCCACCCGCTCCGCCACCACCACCACCAGTAGTTATATCTAATCGTGTAGAACCAGCAAATCCTTGCCCAACAATACCCGTTCCACTTGATGAAACATTGCTTGCACCACTACCGCCACCTGAACCGCCATTTTTTCCTGCTGGCGTTGACCAACCACCTCCACCACCTCCACCAGTTGCTACTATTAAGGTTCCTATTGAAGATGACCCGCCGTCATTACCTTGATTATCGCTAGAAGCACTAGCACCACCTGCACCAACAGTAATATTATAAGAGCCAGCCGCTATTCTTGTTGTTCCCATGCTAACACCACCGGCGCCTCCACCACCGGCGCGCCCTGCACCACCACTACCACC